CATCATCTATAATTCCAAACGGCAACATATCCTGTTCTAAAGTTTCCATTTGTTCTTCCCACATTTTTTTTCTGATATCCATATTTGTTAACTCCTTGAAATATCGTTGATTCACCAACCATGAGAATATAACTAAACACATTGCCAAATCATCGTGTGCACCTTCTTCTGCTTGATATGTATTATTTGTTAGAGCAAAGGTTGTAAGTTCTCTAATCGTTTCATAATCTGGAATAATCAATTGATCTTGTTCTACTATATCCTTTAGGGTAGCACATCCAATCCTCTTGATTTGTTTACTGGTTCTTATTCCTAACTGAATGTTCTTTGCGAATCCACCACCAATCTGTTGTCCTGCTCTTCCCCTCATCGTAATAATCATTATGTTTTCGTACTCTAGATCATGGTGTAGAGTGTCCGCCACCTGAGAACCAATATCATTTACCTCTATTAAGACATGAGCACAATTATACTTATTCCCCACATTGTAAATTACATTTGGATATAACATAGGAGAAATGGTATTATCTCTAAATTTTGCTACTTGTTTGTACGGCATTTCAGAAACATCAAATACAATAAATGCTGAATAATCTACACCTTTTCCTTGAGCACTATCTGCTACTAAAGCGTATGTGTGATTCTTTATTGGTTCAGCAAACACATCTAAATTATTATTACTGTGTATTGGATTCTTAAAAACCATCGTTCTAAGTTTTGATGGAGCAATTAATGTATATGTTGACCCCACAAATTCGCATTCAAATTCCTGTGTAAATTGTATTTCAGAAGTATTACGTACTGTTTCTGCTTTCCACTTCTCATCTCTTCCTGGCATATCTGACCAATGAACTTCAATTGGTATATAATCACTTCTTTTTTCTTCTGCATCCACCCACATTTTGTAGAACATATTCAGTCCAAGTGGAGTTGAAACAATAAGTACCTTAGTCGATTCACCAGAAGAAATTGTAGGATAAACAGAGGTGAAGAATTTTTCTGCTATATTTTGTGGAACGTGAGCAAACTCATCAAGAAAAATGATATTAAATGAACTACCTCGAACAGCAGAACTAGAAGTCGCCGCAGCTATAACCTTTGAACCATTCTCTATTTCAATGTTTCCTTTGTTCCATATAACCACTCCTTGCTGCATCCACTTAGGTAAATGTTCATAGGCAAGTTGTAATCTAGAAAGAAGTTCTCTTGCCACAGATCCTTTGTTGGCAAGAATAGCGACATTAACACTTTCATTAAACAGAATGTAATAGAGAAGAAAAGCTATGATGGTGGTTGATTTTCCTGTCTGTCTAGGCATTTTACAGATCACAAAACGATTATCATTGAACTTATGAATCATATCCTTTTGATAATCATACATTTCAAAAGGAACTAAACCACGATCCACATGAATAATTTGGACATAATTACGTATGAAGTATTCTGGGTCTTCCTTACATTTCATATATTCGGCGAGTGATTCAGTTGTCCACTCTATTTTTTGACCCACATTTTTGAGTTGTGGATTGCCGAGGTATGTGGTTGATGCCATTGGGTTTTTCCTCAACAACTCTTATGATGATTACTAAAATGACACATCCACGCACCTTCAAACATAGATCCATCTGTGGGTTTGTGACATTTAATACATGATACTTGTTTTTTTCTCATTTGAACACCTTTTCTTATGTTTTCCAAGGCTTGACCTGTTCGTTTACCTCCTCCTTGGCCTCTAGGCATGAATAATTCACCCTTCTCATATCTTTCTCTCATCAATTTGGAATGTTCTGGTCTTTTCTTTCCCTTATTTGCTTTGGCGGCCGCTTTAGTAGCAGCGATTTGTCCTGCTCCAGCTTTCTTTCCTTTGAGTGCTTTACTAATGTTTTTACAATGAGCCTTCGTATGTGGAACACCTTTTTGAAATCCCCACGGCACGGTATAATTATCCACCTCACATTGTGAAAAGTCTTTAGTATCTATAAGAATGGGGCCGAGATTTAATGGATCTATATATATTTTAGACATGCTAATCTCCCTTAAAGGTTAGTGTGTTAGGTGGGGAGAGTGCTGATTACACTCTCTCTACCACTATATATCATTTTTCCTCTTTCAACTTACTTTTCAACAACTTCTGTAACTCCGCAGTAGATCCAACGAACAGCGCATTTGTCACTTGTGTTGGACCGCTTTTTTCTGCACTTAATTCTTTTTTGGTTTTATGTAGAGACATCAGGGCGTCGTTGGCCTCCAGACCAGCCCTAATGAGCTGACCCACAACTTCAAAACTGCGAGCGTGTTCTGATTGCTTAGCAATCTCCAACATCTCTTCTACGGCGTCTTGATTTCTTTCGATTAAATTGTAGTAATTCCCGCGGGCATAATTATAATCAATATCATCATCTTTACCATTTTGTGGAATAACTCTTGCGGATGATTCTGGTTTTATTTCTGATGAAGGAACCAAACTAGTAATTTCAAGTATTTCATCTATGCGATTATCATTGTTCATTCAATTCTCCATATTATAAAGTCACGTCAAGTCCTGTTATTGGATCATTATCTATATTATCATTAAAATATTCCATTGTTTCTGTAAATCCGAAATCATCATTTGCGGTAGCGTCTGTCGGCCCTGGAGTTACAGTATATCGTGATTTAATTCCTGCTGCACCAACGGATTCTGAACTTGATTCGTTTAATATTCTCATTGTTCCTGTTGCGTCTGGTGATCCAGCATCAGCGTTCAAAATTAAATAATTGGTAGAAAATGTTGTACTATCTTCTGCTATAATATATTCTGGTTCTGATACTTGACTATCACCGGGCATTCTAAGATTAACAATTACCGTTTTAACAACTGATCCGGTTTTCACATCTGGATAAATGTATCCCTTCATTTGAAAATTCAATGTCCAAATAATTTCTCTGGTTGATTGAAAATCTCCCTGATAATTATCTTCAATCTGAACACCATTTAAGATCATAGTAACATCTGGAGCAATGTTCATTGATGGAATCAAATTCACCGTTACCGTAAATTCCGGAGTAAAAAATGGCACAATCTGTTCAAAAATTTGTGCACCATCTTCTGCATTACTAACCATTGAATACAAACTGAAATCAAAATTATATGGTACAGGATTAAACTGTTTCATAAGAGTACTAGTTCCTGCCGCAGTATTGGCAGAATAAACTTGACCCATTGTATTTAATTTTCTAGTTCCATCATATGTAATTGCTGTAAGATCAAATCCCATTCGTGGTAAAGACATTGCGACTGCTTCATCTGTTCCACTTACTCCACGTGCCCGTCTTAATCGGAGAATCCATCTATCTCTTGGAGAATATGCAATAGGAACTTTTATTTGTTCTTTGATAACATCACTTGCATCTCTGCGCACTACATTAATGTCATTAAATAAAGTACCAAAAACGGCTACATATTTTCTAATTGTTTGATGATAGTAAGTTGTACCTAGCATTATAGACTCCCGAATGGATTACCTTCTGTGAAGTCAATAATTGCATCAGCTTCTTGTTCTATCAATGCATTTGAAGCTTGAGTATCAGCAGAACTATCCTGCATATCAAAAGATGTTATCGCATAAGATGCTCCAGAATCTTTACCAATAATATTTGCAGTACCATCAAAATTCTTGGTTATATTCATAAGCCTTAGTACACTAGTTCCTGCAGTCCATTCTGCAACCTCAGCTTTATATAATGTTGTTGCATAAGTTCCTTGGTATACTTCTTCATCAACATTATAAGTTCCAGTTCCTGCACCCATTGTAAAATCTACTGAATATGAATGTAATCTTTCAATTTTATCAATTGTTTCAATACCAGTATTAAATTTTTGATCAGAATATTCAAAGAGAATACACTTCATATCATATCCCTGAAGTGCTCCTGTTTGATAGAATATATCGCCGTATGGTTGATCTGCTACTGTTATAATTTGAAACAGTCCTCCAACCATTGGAAAGAAAATCAAATCCCCTTCTTTTGGAATTCTATCTCTACCATCTGCAACATCTGCTGCTGTAGCAAAGCCGAGTTCTTGATATCTTCGAACT